GGTGCAGAACCCGGTAACTTTACTGACTTTATCTCTCGTAATATTACACCTGTTTCTACTCTGCCTGTGATGGAAGATGAGATGCAAGCGTCTGGTCTGTACAAACTATTTAAGCCAGACGTAGGTAAACAACTAATGCAGCAGGTAGAGGAAGAAGCACCATTGCCTGAAGCACCTAAACCTACCACTAAAGAAGCACGTGCAGCACAAGCTAAGATTGACCGTTCAAGATTTATTGAAGCAGAAAAAGCTGCTGAGACTGCCAAAGAACGTTTACGTGCTGAAGGTAGATTTACTATGGAAGAGGGCCGCTTTACTACTGCACAGGCACAAGCAGCACAATCTATGGATATTGCAAAGTCAGCAGAAGCACGTGCTGAAAGACTTGCACAAGAGGGTGCAGACCAGCAGGTTATTGCTAACGCTCGTGCTGATGCAGCCGCTGCCCGTGAACAGTCACGTCTTGACCTAGCCGTTGCATCAGCAGAACGAGATGCACAGGCATTTATAACATCACAAGAATTGCAGGGCGTGACTATAGAGCAACGTCAGCTTGAACTAAAGAAGGCTAAAGAAGCACCACAGTTCTCTACCTACGAAGCTATGCTTGTTGCTAGTGACCAGAAGATTGCTACACTTGAGTCTATTCCAGAAGCACAGAAAACAAGTCAACAGAAACGTGACTTGGCAGATGCTACAGCTATTCGTAATAAAGCATTGGCAGGTATTAAGTCTGTTGCTGATGCAGAAAGCACTACAACATATACCCCGTCATTCTCTAAGCAGTCTGTAGACAGTATCATCAATAGTGAAATCAAACGTCAGCTTGAGCCTGTTGGTTTGGTTAAGGATATTGAAGGTCAGATTACTTACAAGATTGAGGGTAATGAAGTACAATACTTTGACCGTATGAACCGTGCATTAGACAATGTAGAGTTACGTGTTGGTGGTCTCGATGACACACAGATGAATAACACTATTGCTGCACAACGTAGTAGCCTTGCTGCGGATGCTGCTTCTTACATCAAGAAAGAACTTTCTACTGAAGGTTTTCAACCAGAACAAGCACAGAATGAAGAAGAACTACTTGACCGTGTGGAAGCAGGTCAATATAAGCCGGGTGATATTATTCAATACAAAGATGAGAATGGTGTCACGCAAAACATCCTGTGGACAGGGAGTACACTTCTGTAATGGCTGATAGAGAAGCGTTGCGACAGCAATTGCGTAGACGTAATGGCAGTCTAGCACAATCACCTACAGATAAAGAAGACGATGAGACAGTAGTACAACAAGGGGCTACTGAACCGTCTAGTCGTGACACATTACGTGCGCAGCTACGTAGAAAAAGAAGTGCTGCACCTACCCAAGACCCTACTGATGAGGTAGCGGTAACTAACGTTGCAGAAGTAGATGAGACACCAGAGCAGTATTACCTGCGTACTGGTCAAGCACCTGCTGGATACAGGTACGTTCCCAGCGCACCTATAAGCGACAATCCCGAAGAAAACGTAAAGCTAGAACGCATTGATGCACCTGCCCCTGCTGCCGAACAGACAGACAGGCTATTTGGCTATGAGAAAACTGCAGAGACAAAAGAGTTGTTGTACGGGCAGGATGTAAAGATATTACAGAATGAAGAGTTTATCAAGGACAGTATACCTAAACCTTTGCAGGGTTTTGCACGTGGCTTGACATCAATAGGTGATGAGGCATTGAAGGGTCTTGTTGTAGCTGTAGAAGCAGTGAGTGAAACAGCAGAAGATGCTGGTGAAGCTATCACACAGGCTGTACATGATACATTTACAGAAGATAACAAGATACTGGGTATGACAGGCAAAGAGATACTGCCGTTTGACCCTAAGACTGCGGGTAGTAAGTTTGCTAAAGACCTGAGTATGATGGTTGAAATGGCTGAAGCTGTACCTGCTGTTGGCAGTGCTACTGGCATAGCTGGTGCTGCATCACGTCAAGCCTCACTCAAGCCCTTGAAAGATGCAAAGAAGTCTGCAGATATAATCGCTAAAGCTGAAGCACGTAAGCTGCGCATATCTAAAGCACGTGCAGCTACATCAGATGAGATTGCAGAAAGACAAGCACGTGCAGCAGAGAAGGCAGCATCCAATCGTGATATCTCAGACGAACTGATTACTGAGTTTGAAACACGTACAGGTAAGACTGTATCTAATACTGTAGATGGACACAAAGTACTAGATGGTGAACTGGCACGTAGGGCTGGTAAAGAAACTGCAGAAGAGGTTACACAGAAGCAACAGGCAAGTACTGTAAGAGAGTTTCTTGTAGGCACTGACAGTGAGCAGACTGAAGCCGCATTGCTGGCTGGCATTGGTGATGATATTACACAGCCACTGCTCAAGCCAGAGAAGCTGGATGCTCTTGTAGCTACTGTAGCTGACCTGAAAGAAAAGTTCCCTGACGCATTTGATAATGACAAAACAGTAATTGATAATCTGTTTGAACTGACAGTCAACAAAGAGTTGATTGCTGGCGATGAACTGATTGACATGCTCAACAAGTACAACATTAACTTTGAAGATTACATTCTTACTGTTGTTGGGTCTGGTTCAGAAGCAGGTAGAACACTGCAGAAGTTATCTCAGATTAAACGTATGAGACCTGCTAATGAAATGATTGCTATGCAGGAAGCCGCTACCAAAGAAGCAGCAGGTACTATACGCAAGACAGTCATGCGTATTGAAAACATTCGTAGAGGTGGGCTGGTGTCTCAGCTTGCTACTGCTGCACGTAACCTTCAGTCAGGTGCTATCCGTGCGCCACTGGAAGGCTTTGGCAATGTCATGGACAATGCTTTGTACCAGCTATCAGAAGAGGGTGCTGCTGCTGGATTAAAAGAGTTAGGCAGCTTTAGTAACTGGAAAGACAGCTTCCGTCACATGAAGTATATGTTTGGCCCTGAGACACGGCTTGATGTTAAGGACTATGTAGACTTCCTAATGGAACAGCCGGAACTTGCAGGACAAGCAGACCTACTGTTTAACAACATTAACGAGATACAAAAGCTAACAGGACGTGGTGAAGGTGGTGCTGTAGATAGTGTACTATCTGTACTGGAAGATTCAGTAGATGTACTCAACACACCTAACCGTTGGCAGGAACATCTAATTCGTAGGGGTGCTTTCTTGTCTGAGTTAGAGAAGCTAGTTAAACGTGAATATAAGATTGACCTGATTGACACAATCAATAAGGGTCAGATACGTGACCTGTTAAATGACGCAAGCAGTGTAAGGCCAAAGGATGCAAGGTCATTCGTAGATATTATGGAAGATGCTACAAATGCTGCACTGGACATTACATATGCCAAGCAGCCTGAAGTGCCAGTATTCCGTTCTACTTCGCAGTTCATTGTACGTAATGGTCTGACTGTTGTACTGCCATTCCCACGCTTTATGTTTAACAGCATGGAATTGATGGGTCAGTATGCAGGTGGTGCATCTATACCGTTGGCACGTAAGATGGCAAGCATTGTATCTGGCGGGAAAGTTGGCAAGGGTAAGCTGACTATGAAAGACCGTCAGCGTATATCACGTAACATACAAGGCATTGCAGTGGCAGGTGCAGCATATCAGTATCGCACATCAGATGAAGCACCAGCAGATTACAAGCAATTGAAAACAGGTGATGGCACAGTTATGGATGTCACACCACAGTACCCAATGCGTCAGTTTATGTACGTTGGTGAGGCCATGAAGCGTATACAGGATGGTACATTCGGTGATTGGTTTAAGGCTAAAGAGTTTACTGAAACATTTGTAGGCACAAACATCCGGGAAGGCGTAGGTCAAAGTCTGATACAGGAAATTGCTGACCTGTCTACTGGTGTTGACTTAACAAATGAAGAACAGGCAGGACGTTTGCTTGGTAGGTCATTGGGTAATTATCTATCTACATGGGCAGTACCATTCGCACAGATTATTGAAGCTGAACGTGCTACTGGTATTCGTGGTCTTGAGTACAAAGATACTGCAGAAGACCCATCACTTGACTTTAGTGCAACATTCATGAGTGAGTTATCACGTCCATTCAGAAGGTTTGAAGCAGCAGAGGATGAAGCTAACAGACCGAAGCGTGAGTTCTTGTTTGCTGAAGAGAAGTCTCGTGTACTTCCACTGTTCCGTGTTATTGGTGGTATCAACCTAGCTACTGTTGACGATGAATACGGTGAGTACATTGCCAACTTTGGCTATACAGACTATGAACTAGGCAGCAGGTCTAAAGTTCCTAGTATACGTAGGTTTGAAAATACTGTAGTACGTGATGCACTGCCTGACATTGTGGACAACGCACGTATCTATGAAGAGACACTACGTAATCAGTATCAGATGGCTAGTGATACAGTAAAGGAAGAGTTTACTGAGGAACAGTACGTGTCTAGCAAGATTAGACCTTACATTAAGGGTCAGATAAAGAATGTTCGTAAACAGGTATCTGACAGTAAGGTATTCACTGCTAATGCACCTGAGTATGCAGAGGCAATGCTTACATATCGTAGACTACCCAAAGAGGTGCGTACAGTTTCTACAGTAAGGTTTGTAGAAGAGTATGATAGACAGCCGGACGGTACAGATTTCAAAGACCTTATGAGGCTAGTTGAAATAGGTAAGGCATACAACAGAGCATATAGATAAAGAAAAAGGGGGCAGTTAAGCCCCCTCTACTTTATGTAGGTAGTATATGAAACCGAAGTAGCCTATACATATGAGTGTGTTTAAAAGCATCTACCTATTGTCTCCGTCACCACCTATCTTGCCCCTACTTGCTCTGTCAGACAGCTTAGTGTAATTCTCCTGTGCAATCTCAGACAGGTCAAAGCCTAAGTCACGTGCTAGTGCAGCACAGTACCATAGCACATCCCCTATCTCACCTGCCAGTTCAATCTTCTTTTGCTCAAAGTTCTCTTGGTCATACCCATCACGTATGAACTTCTTTACTTTGTTTGCAACTTCACCTGCCTCACCTGCGAGTCCAAGTGCAGGGTAGAGAATGCTATGAGAGTGTGGATAGATGGCAAACTCTACTGACTTACGTTGGTAATCATTCATTTCCATGTCTTTGTACTTCTCCTTCATCCACTGTTTAGCTTGCTGCTCTATGCTCATCTTTTAACTCCACAAGTATTGCATCTTCATATGGTATATGAAAGAAGTGTTCACCCTTTTCAATTCTAAATCCCTGTGCTTCTTTTACCTGTGACTTCTCAAGCAGTGTGTCCTTTATGCGCCATGCTTGTTTACAATCGCCACGTATCACATAGAAGTTTAAGAAGGTGGTGTCTGACTTTACTTCCTCAAACTTATTGATTAGTTTGTGCTTGCGATACGGTATGCGTATCTCTTTCCATGCAGTATTCCAATCTCCCTTCCACTGGTTCTTCATCTCTACTTCACTGTAATAGATGTTGCCGTTCTTCTCACTCTTAATGTCAAACGAATAGTTTTCCTCTGAGTCTAGGATGGTATGCCCATCTGCTTCTAGGTGTGCAATGATTGTTTCTTTTGCAAGAGAGTCATTCCTATTGTATGAAGACGGTCTAAATCTACGGTTAACTGCGCCTTTAATTGGTTGCATTGCCATTCCTATTCTCCTTCTCTGTTTTGTTAAAGCCTTTAAATCTGTGCTTAAAGAATACAACAGTATTCAAAGCGGTGTTCAGTGTTACCATTGCAAGCAACCACCACTGCCACCATAGTAACGTAAACTGTCCTGTATCGTCAAGCATTCTCACTCTCCTTATAATGTGTTGGCAGTCTCACATCCATTCTCTTAGCTTTCCCGGCCTATCCCTACCACTGGTGCTGCGGCACTCAATAAGTGGCCTCTTGATTTAAAGGGTCTACAGAAAGTACCAACGTATATTTTATTCTTACCACCAACCCATCTTCTGCGTATTGTGCATAATGATGGCTAGGCAAGCAAGGACATGAAGGATAACCCAAGCAGTTCTAAGTATTGCTACTTTGTTTGCTTTGTCATCGTCATCATATGCCTTGCTGCCCATTGCTTTACACCAGTACTCCCACATTATGCTGCACTGATGTCCACTACTTCACAAACGCCAGCAGTACATGCTAACTCACGTCCACCTGATGTAGTGTCTTCCTTCTCAAAGTCACTCAGCAGTACCCAATCAATAGCTGATGGCATGTTTGCCTTCATCTCTTTGTACTCTTCTTCTGTACAATCCTGATAAGGTGCTTGCTTGTAAGTATGCTCACTGAATGGCAGGAAGCTGATGCCTGACACTTCATCAAAATGTTCATACACCCATGAGCCTACATCCATCCACTCATCTTCCTTCACAGAGATTGTGACTGAAGGTTTATGCTCACACCAATGACGTTGATACAGTAGCCATAACTCAAGCTGCTCAATAGCTGTCATCTCAGTACGTGTTACCGCACCCATAGGTGACTTCATTGGGAAGCTGAACACTGTAGTTGAGTCAGGCTTCATGACATCCGGCTCTGATGGAATACCCTGTGCAATCATAAACTGTGTTAGTGGGTCTTTGTTATCACCACGAACAGTACGAATGTAGTATGGATTGTGACGGGCATGAATACCTGATGCACTGTCTACCAACTGTGATACTGTACCACTAGGCTTAACACATGTGATGGCGGTTGACTGTGGTATCTTTAACTTAGCTGCCATATTCTTGTTTGCATTGATTGCTACATCCTTCAGTGCTTCAAGAGTAGCACCAATGTTTGTACCAAGACTAGCAGACTTACCTGACATCAATTGATTGTCTAAGATACCTGTTAGTGATACACCCAACAGCCGTTCTTCCTCTGTGTTATTCTTCCATATCTTACGTAGATACTTGAAGCTAGTCAGAGTAGATTGGAACGTACCCAAGATTGTAGCCAAGCGTACTTTCTCAGTGAGTGTTTCATGTGTGTCACCCTCACGTACAACTACCTCAGACAAGTTACAGAACTGGTATGGACGCAAGATAATTTCACTACATGGGTTACACCCAAAGTCTTGGTTAGCATCCCGTCTGCCATTCTTAGCTGCTTGTACTTGTGCAGACTGACGGTTGAATATGCCACGCTCACCAGACTTACTCTCGTACAGTGACAGCCACTCACGCATGAATGTACCCATCTGCGGCTTCTCTTTGTAGGCAACGCTGTTGTTTGCAAGCGCACGTTGTCCTTCGTTTTCCCACCACATACCTGCTTTAGCATGACTCATCTGGTCATCATTCAGGTTTGATAGGCTAATGAGTGCGCTTCGTCTGACCCCTCCGACAACTACAACCTCACCAATCTTACACATGATATCGTGACACTCAACAGGGTAGAGCCTACGACCTGCTGCTGCCTTGAACTTGTCAATGATAAACTCAAACAGTTCTTCTAGTGGGGCAGGGCCACTGGCACGACCACCGAATGTCTTGAGCCTTGCACCTGCAGGGCGTACCTCTGATACATCCCACTTAGGAATCTGTCCAGTGTACAGCATGGCAATCAGTTCCTTTAGTGACTTAGCCCAACCGGGGCGGCTGTCACCTACCTTAATGATTGTGTCTGTATCATGCATATCTTCATTCACAATAGGTAACTTCTCAACGTGATGACGTTCTACTGAGAAGCCAACGCCAGTGCCACACATTAAGATGTACATTGTCTCGTCAAATGCACGAGGGCTATCAATGGGTACGTATGAACAATTGTATCCACCTACATGGCAACGGTCCAGTGCTGGTCCAGATGTCATTAAGGCTCTCATGCTTGGCATGATGTCTTGGTTTAGTACTGCATCTTCTAATTCTAAGCGCAGTTCAACTGGTAACTTATACTTATGGTTTGCCTTTAGATGGCTCTCCATGTAATCAAAGTATCGTGTTACCGTTTCCGTCCATGTCTCTCGCCTTTGTTCTTTCTCTTTCCACCTTGCGTAGCGAGATAACGCAATGAAGTTCTGGTAGTCTGTAGGTAAATGATTGCTTAACATAAAGTTACTCCTGTATTATTTTAATGTTGCGTATATCTGCACCGTCTATGTCATAGAAGTATTCACGTATGCCTTCTTCTATCTCTTCCCCTACGTTTTCATCTGCAGGTACAGGGTATTCGTCAGGGTCTACATCAATGGTAATAAACACTTTAACTCTCATCATTGTATAGACCCTCTGTTTCTACTATCAGTTTGTCCAAATACCAACGGGCTTTCTTTAAGTCTTCCGTACCGTTCTTGTAGCGATATCGCCACAGGTACTTCATGATATTACCCTGTAGATAAAACTCAAAGCCCTCTCCTGTAGCTGCAGCAATAGCGTCAATGCATTCAATGCCAGACTCATTGTAGTGAGGTGGACTATTTACCATATCTAGTTTATCTACTACACGATTGGCAGTAGCATCTAACTCTTCCATAATTTTTTTGTAGCTTGTCATCATGCACTTCCTTTCGTCTTAGTACCAAAGTCAATAGTAATAATATTGTCTTCTCTGTCCACAACAGTTGGACCTTCCTCTAGTTCTACCAGATACTCCTTCTCTTTGTCAACAATATCTGTAACATATTCGTGAACTAAATTACGAAGTTCTTCATTGTATTCCATGATTGGTACAGTGGATGCAAGCATCTTGCAGAAGTGTGTCAGTTGAAAGTAATCTTCATCGTCAAAGCTGTTTTCTGGCTGGGTTATAATTGCTAGGTCAATCTCACCATTCCATGAACCCTTTCTGTCTTTGAAAGGTCTTACACGTATAACGAAATCATCTTCTTCTATTGCTGTAAATTCATTCTCTTCCATGTTCACTTTCTCCTTTTTATCTTGCCGCCCTCAAACTTAATGAATGAGGGGTGCTTGTTCTTGCCTTTTTCTTTCAGCCAATCTTCTGGTATGATGCGGTCATAGCATCTAAGACCATACTTGTCACACCACTCACCATAAGTAGACTTAGCACCTTTACGTAGCTTTCGTCTGCTGTTTTCAAAGACAAAGCGTATATCAAGATGAGGATGTTGCCGTTTGATAGCTAAGTGTTTGCGCCTGTCTGCGGCTGTGAACATTCCTTTACTCTCAATTATTATCCCATTGGGAAGTATAAAGTCTGGTGTATAAGTACGGTAGGCTAGGTCTTCCCACTCTATCTTAATGGTCTCATAGTCAAAGTCAATCTTTAACTCTTTGAGATACTCAGATAGTTTGACCTCTAAGCCTGACCGATACCCATACTTACGTGCCGCTTTAAACTGCTTGAAGTTATGCCGCATCGTATTCCTCTGATAGTTTGATGTACGAAACAATCTTAGGCTCACGTGCCTTTGACTTAACTGCTGGTAACTCCTTCATGTTAGGCCAGCAAGCATGTCTGTAAGAGCAGAATGTACAACCCTTGTTTAGTACAAGGTTGCCTGTCTCTTTACCATTGAATGTTTCCTTCTCTGGTTCAAAGCACCTCTCTAAGTCATCACTTAGTGCTTTATCAATGTTCTCTTCAATCTTACCTAACTCTGTGTCCATGTCTAAACCCTCTGCGGGTACATACTTGAACTCACCGTTGGCTTTGTTTACAACCCACCAGCCGCCAGCTTTCTTCCCAGCCGCTGCTGCATATCCTGCAAGCTGTCCAACATATCCAAAGCTGTCACCATTTGCAAGGGTTTCGTATGACTCAAACTTGTTTCTGTAGGACCAGTCGGAAGCCGATTTAATATCATCAACTGCATCCCGAATGACAATATCATATGTCCCAGAAATAGAATGGTCAGGCAACTCCAAAGTAACCTTTTTACTATCTTCATATGCCACTCCCGCTTCTTTGAGTAAACCTTTGAACACTGCCTCAACGATATCGCCAAGCATCATGTTCATTACGAATGTTGTAGGCCGGGGCAATGCTGTCTCTGGCTTGTTCTTTTCAAACCAAAGCTGACAGGATGGCCTACCTATGTTAGACATACGTAAGCCGAACCCATCACGCTTATTGCCCCCGCCAAACTGACGTTTTAGTGCATCTGATACATCCTGTGCAACTTGCTGGATAGTATCATCTGACATGGACGTAGTGCCTTTGACAGCATTTTCCATGTACTGATACAACGCCATTTCAGCAGGGTGGTTCATTATGCTACCTCATCGTCAAGTTCAATGTCTACAACATCATCTATGTTAAGTTCATCCAGTTCAGCGTCTGCCTTGCTGGTAGCCTTCTCTGCATAAGCATTGATGATATACTCGTTGTAATTCTCTACCCATGACATGAAGTCAGCAAATGTCTCTTGCTCTGTGTCAGTTAGTTCAAGAGTGTTAGTCAAGTCCAGTGACATAACAGGAAGATAGAAGCTGTTACCATTAGGTAGCTTACGCTCTTCTGTGTTACCTGTCATGATGTGCTGTACAGGATACCGCTTCATCTTGTTTAGCTTAGTAAACAGTTGACCCACATCCTTGAAAGCATCACGGTTTTCAATCTCCCAGATAAAAGGTGTCTCAGGAACGTCAGCAGGATTGCCATTTGCATCTACTGCGTCTACCAATTCAACTGTACCTAAAACAACACGAACCCGCTTAATCTGCTTGATTAGTTCCTGTGTCTTCTCTGGTAGTGATTTAAAGTCAGCGATGTAGCCAGCAGGTTTACCGCAGTTAAAACCACCATCATTATCTTTCAGGTCAATGTTTAAGTTGTTAGCCATCACAGTCTTTACGTAACGATTAGGATTACCACCACTGCCCATGACAAACTTCTTATACATGAAGCGTTGCAGATAAGGACGCATCTTAATAGACGTGCCATAGTAAGTAGGCCCATCAGGAATATCCATCTTGTATGTACCACCCTTAACCAGAATCTTATCTGAGCCAAGAATTGGTGAGTGGTTGATACGAAGACGAGCCAGTGTACTGGTTTGCTTTTTAGATGCCCCACCTTCGGAGTCAATGCCCATTGCTGATGCCATTGCTGCGAAGTTGTTAGTGTCAATTGTTGTGATTGAAGTCATATTATATCTCCTATTCAGTTTAAGTTTGGTAGTTATATCAGATAACGTCTTTAGTGTCAAGCCAATTCGGACCTATTTTTGATTCTAGTAACAGTGGAACATTGAACTTTATTCCCCATCTAAGTGTAATCAAATCTGGTAGGTCATCATTTGTTTTGTTGATTAAATCAATTACCTGTTGTTCTTCATCTGGGTGTACGTCAATAACAATACTATCATGCACTGTGTTGACTATACAGGATTGCATACCCTTTAGCAAGCGTTCAATGTGAAGCAATGCAATGGGTACAATGTCTGCTGTAGCAAACGACTGCACGGGGTAGTTCTTTATCTGTGTAAAGTGAGACACCCTGCCGTTGTGCTTACGAACTATATCAGGGAAAGCAAACTCACGCCCTGATGGTGTGGTAATCTTGCCCGTGTTTATAGCCTCTTTAGCCAATCGGGAATGCCAAACTGCGACCCCTTGGTATTTGTCATTGAAGTGTGTGTAGTACGCTGCTTCCGCTGGTGTTCTTCCGTATCCAGTTGCCCCGTAGAGTGGTGCAAACGTATGCGCTTTTGCATCCTGCCTACTCGTAGGTTGACCAGCATCAGTAATAACTTTAGCGGTGTATGCATGTACATCAAATCCAGTAGATACTTCCTCAATTGCTACTCCATCTTGTGATAAGAATGCGGCAGTACGAAACTCTAGCTGTGCCATATCAGCTTCAAGTATCTTACCACCATTAAACCTAGATACAAACACCTTCTTTACCGGGAATGTACCGCCACGTGGCATGTTCTGCATGTTAGGGTTAGCACCACTAAATCTACCTGTAGATGTACGGTGTTGTAACAAACGTACATGCAACTTACCATCTGACTTTGTGAACATACGTATGCCCTCAACAAAGGATGATAGATAAGTATCTACTGCAGACAATCTACGTACCTTAGATAGAAAGTCAACCGCATCTGTAAGTCCTTTAGACTTGGCAGCACCTTCTAGTATCTCAAGGTTCTGTTTGCTTGTACTAAATCCATTAGCACTAGCCCACTTAGCAGACGGTGGTTTGAACTTTAGTCCAGCCAAGTCTTGAGTAGATACAAACAAATAACCAGACCCACTACAATTCGTACATCTGTTAGGCTTAGCAAATGGTGTTCCATCTTTCTTTACCTTTCTTATGTAGCCAGTGCCATCACATTCTGTACACTGCTCTGCCTTAGTCTTATACACACGCTCTGTACCAGCAGACATCAGGCTACGGAAATCAGCATCATCCATGTAAGGGTCAATGGCATTGCCCCAATACTGTTTGTCTAACACCTTACGTCCATACACTACCCAAGATAGTTGTTCTGGACTATTAAGATTAATAGGGCTATCGCCCATAAGATTCCTAACGTGAGCCTGTAATTCATTGGTCAATGTCTCCTTCTCCTGTAGAAACTCGTCATGAACTTGCTGTAAAGCTGTCATGTCTACAGTAAATCCCCGTTGATACATACGAGCAAGAGTAACACACACTTCATTAGTAAGTGTCACACTATTCATAAGCCCTGCATCATCAGGGGTATTTAGTTTGTACATCTGCCTGTCAGACAGTTGCTGAGTAGCATGTATGTCAGCAGACAAGTACTCTGCCAACTTAGGATAGTTCATATTGTAAGCTGTGCCACCACTGTTCAAGTGTTCCTTTAGACTGTCTTGCTTCTGTGTAGCCAACTCATATCGTTCAGCACATGCCTCAAGCGTTAGTGGTTCTTTCAGGCCACGTTGTAACACATACTCTGCAAGCATAGTGTCAAAGACTGCACCATCATATGTAAAGCCTGACTCCCATAGCCACATCAAATCGTGGGCGGCATTGTGCATGATAAGTACTGTTGCCTTATCTAACCACTCTTGCACCAGAGCATGTCCGTTTGGGGTAGGTGGACAATCCTGATGGTCAAATGTAACCAGCCGTTCTTCACCTGTATCGGTAAGCATACCAATCATAGTCAAAGAATTGTCAGGCTCAAAGGGGTCAAGGTGTAACTTACCACCCCTCTTCTGTCCTACATTCTCTACGTCTAGTGTTAGCTTCATCCTTCGTACCTCGCTGTCTTGTAGTCCAGTTCCACATTCACCATACCGTGCCAGCCATTCAGCTTGTTCTTCACGATATTGATGTGCCGCATTGGACTATCTTCTTCCTGTCCTTCTACTGTAGCTGCCTTACCAATCAGTATCATCAGGTCAGCCTCTGCTGCCTTACCAGTACGTGAACCTTCCATCATGGACTGATTGAGTGTGGTACGTCCTTCTGCCTCTGCAGATAGCTGAGACATATAGAATACAGCACAGTCATACGTCTTTGCTATCTGTCTAGCATAAATAGCACAGGCTTTCAAGGCTTCATCTGGTCTGGAATATGAACCAGCTACACCAAACTTGTCACCCATGTCAAGCACAAGTATGTCAGGCTTGTATGCTTTACAGACAGACTCAACCCAAGGCATATCACGACCACCAGCATCTTTAATCTTGATGTTGTTCATCACAGGTTCGTACAGTGCTTTGGCCTTACCCATGTTGCTCTTCACCTCTGCGGCAGACATACCTGCTGCTGCTGTAAGGTATCTAGCACCGACACGGTGGGTAGGCTCTTCATTACATAAGATAACACACTTAGCACCCTGATGTGCAAACCCACCCGGTGCAGCAATCAAGCTGGCATGAAAGGATGTCTTACCTGTGTTAGGTCTAGCACCTACCTCAATAAGCTGACCGCCACTGACACCCTCTACCTTACGTGTTACTGAGGGTAGATTGAATTGCCAACGTGCTTCCAACTCAGCCTTTGCCATGAGTGTTTCAATGCTGATATCATCCCACTCAATGTTGAGGTTAGGCACAAAGTCATCACCATACCGTTCAAGCAGACTGCGGAGTGTTTCCAGTGTAGTAGCATCACCATTGACCATATCAAAGCCAATGTTTGCCACGTCCTCGCCCACTACCTGTTGAAACAACTTAGACAGTACCTCTTGTGCAATGTCACTGCCCATAGGCTGTTCCTTCTTGACCTGTGCAAACAGGCTGGCGAAGGCTTGCTTCTGTGCTGTAGTAAGCGTTGGATTGTTTGACATGAACAGTGCTTCAATCTCATCGGGTGAGACAGTACGTTCATACCTATCCATTGCTGTATCAATTGCCTGTTTAATCTTACGCACATCCTTACTGAACAGGCGGTCAGGACATTTAGAACCACGATGGTCATCGTAGAACGACTTGTCCATAAGGCTGCGTACTAGGGCTAGTTCCATATTAATTATCTCCCATGTTGGTTAGGTTTTCAAAGTCTGTTGGGTTGCGGTATTTCAAATCATCCATCAAGCGCAGGACACGAACATTATCTACATGCCCACGTAGTTCCTTTGCCATCTGTAGGGTCTTAGGTAGTGCGTCAGGGTCTAACGCAATTATTGCCGTTGAGAACTGTGAGAGATACCTCTTGTGTGATTCGGATAGTGACGTACCCAACACGGCAACCCCACACCATACGTCATTACCCACAACTGCGGCACTCACACAGTCCTCAACAACTACAGCGACTTTACCATAACCATGTATGTATGGCAAGCCACTATTTCCATACCGCTTCCATTTAGGTAGGCGATGTGTCAATGCACGTCCTGTTGCATCAACAATCTTTGTACCATGTCTAACGGGGAAAACGGCACGTTGTTCTTTGACGTCATACATAATACCCAACTCTTCTGAGTCTAGGCCATACAATTCCATAGCCCATTCAGCCACGTCAAAGTTAGCAGGTACAATGTACTCTGGCAGAGTGAATGTTTCCTGAGAAGCAAAGTCATCTGCACCTGAGAAGCCAGCACGTATGTCATCCACTGTTAGATGAACACGAGTGCCGCCTTTGACGCCACAAGAAGCCTTGTAACAATTCCACACAAGAGAACCCATGTTATTAGTGACAGTGAATGTCTTGTACCCATTACAGTTAGGACAATTCATTCTCTTTGTATTACCATTAGGTATATCTATATCACTTATAATGTTTAATATATTATTATACATATATCACTCTCCTGTGCGGCACTTGTCCATGCTTATATCATGCATTTCTCGTGTCGTCAATGCATAATTCGCACTTGCAAATGTATTTTTCATGTATGGTTTAACTGACTGTGGGTTACTATGTCCTGTAACCGACATGATTTGTGCCATACCGACACCAGCTTCAACCATTTCGGTTGTGCCTGTCCTACGTAAGTCCATCAGACGTAACTCCTCTGGAAGCCCTGCAAGCCTCATAGCTTGCCGACCTGCTTTGGACAGCCTATCTATACTGTAAGGATGATAAACGCCACCAGCGGGTCTTGGACGGGGAACAACGTACTGTTGGAAGCCAAAGTCATCCTTCTGTTGTACCAGCATAGCTGTAAGGTCATCACTGATAGGCAATGTCACCTCTGCCCTACGCTTTGACTGCTCAAGAAACAGCTTCTGCTCATCCAAATCAAGCACATCCCATGTCAATAGTCTCATGTCACCCAGACGCTGACACCATTCATACGCCATGTGAACAATCAGTCCAATGTTACGATAGGCAAAGTCACTATAACAGAATGACAGGAACTTCTGTATGTCCTGCTCTGTCCACACAACCTTGCGTTGTTTAGGTGCTTTACGTTTGATGTTGGCAAACGGATTGATTGTGGTGTACTCCATCTCCATTGCGTACCTGTACACAAGTGATGACACAGTACACACATGATTGGCAAATGTGATGCCACGCTTTACCCATTCTTCATATGCGTGTTTGGCTTGCTTACTGGTCAACTCTCCATACGGCACGTCACCAAACTCACCGACCAATATGTTGAGGAAATACTTATAGTCCTTCTTAGACTTATCCCTCAACATACTGAAATCGTTGGAAGAATAGTATGTCAATACTAAATCTTCTACTGTTTTCATTTTAGTTCCTCACAATCTAAACTTTCAAATTCACTATCCTCTACAAATCTATAAGTTGCAAGTTTGTAATACTGACTGGTGCGGTCATGAACATAGACTCCATCACCTAAATGTATTCCCCACTTGTTGAATATGCCATGTACATAGTCCTCTGGGTTCTCACCACGCTCATACCTAAACTTGTATAGCTTGTATTTCTTCCAGTGCTTACCTTTTCTCTCTTTTGTCCAGTACGGAACGTAACACATCACAGTCCAATAAACGAAGCGTGGCAAAAACCACGCCCCATTTAACGTGTTAGGTTTATCACCTGCATTGAAACGCTTTGTGTAAGGTTGCCAATCATCGGTCATGCTGCAATCAACTCCTTAAATGGCTTGCTTTCAATCCACTGTGATACCTTGTTCTCACGTTGGAACATGGACACAGCACCTGTATCTTTGCCAGTGTTACGCAGGTTGAACCCATTACGTTCATCAGCGTGGCTGGCATAGTTAGTGAAGGCAGAGTACAGTGACCAGACATTCTGTCCACGCACACTCGCCTCTTGATTGTATAGGCTGAACATCTTGTCTGCCATGCGGTCAGACTTTAGCAGTGTCTCAAGCATAGCTTTGACATCACCAACATACAGAGGCTTGTTAGCCCAGCCCTGTAGACGCTCTGACTGTGCATAGAATGACTGTGTAGCCTGACGTAAATCCCGGATGAACCTATCCATTGTGAAGTTAGCAGTGTTCTTCCTGCGTATCTTATCATGCTCACCACGTATCATGCCATTGGTACAGAAGAAATCAATAGCACCAAAGAATGTCTGGTTAGAACAGCTACCATCAATACCATGCAAAGCAATGATACGCTGTGCAATGGTGGTGCTGTGCTTGTCTGTCTCAATACGGGCAGTCACTTCAGGCAGGGTCATGTCAAGCATAGCCCATGCATTCTGACGTGCAATACGCCACTTCATATTCATGTTCTCACACTCAGCCTCACCCAGATGTTCAGTGACAGTGTTGTGTACACCCTCAAAGAACTCCGTATGTGATGCACACTGGAATGTGTCACCTACGACACCAATGTAATCACCCGTGTCACCATTGATTACATACTTCTTGTCCTTCACCTTAGTAGGCTCAAACTCTACAGTAAAGTCAAGGTTCTCAGGAATCATGTCCTGCATTGGAATATCAAACGGCATATCTTATCTCCTTATGTTTGTTAAATGTCAACTGATAGTGTGTTATATCACGATGAAACTATAAAAGCAATAATTATATTGCCTATTAGTATACCTAATATTATGTCCATTACTCCTCTCCCATGTTGAACTGATTGCGTATTATTTCAATAGTATCTTCCAACTCATTGAATGTGTCACAGTATATGTAACGGACACCAGCACCATACAATGCTTCATGCACAAGTTCCCTAGACAGTTTATACATCCTGTGTACTGCAAGCAACTGTTCTGGTGACAGGTTGTCTAACCGCACCTGCCTTGCATCACGTTCCTTCTCACGAACCCTTGCCCAATACTCGATGCGTTCATCTGTACTCATGTTCTCTAGTTTCTTTTTGCTCATGCTACTTCTCCTTCCATCCAATGTGGTATTGTTCTGCCGCCTTTATCCCATCGTGCAAATGCTACCTTGTCTACTTTGTAGAACGCACGATACGCTTCTATAGGCCACTGCTCGTCCGTCTTTAGGTGGTCAAGCCCACTGAAGCACTGTGGGTGTGGCGTTAGCTGTCCATCAGGTATGAAGTGACGAGCCGCCAGTATATGCTGGGGTCTTGCATCCTTGTTAGTCGTACTAGGATTACCTGCACCATGCCACTTGTCATACCTGTGATGGTACTCGCAGAGCATTGATGTGTACAGGTTGAAAGCAAACACAAAGTTTGCCCTAGTCTCCATTGCCCACAGAGTACATGGATGCTTCTGATGCACAGGCTTGTACAACTCATGTGCCTCTGCATACTCAGGGGCATGATGCCATATGCTTGTGCATAGCATCTGTGCCTCTTCCAATGGCATCTTCACAATGTGCTTGTCACACAGTGACTTGGCGATTGCATCAGGGTGATGCTCAATCAGAAATCTATTCATCCTACTATCCT